CCGCCTTCGAGTCACGATACCAGCCGATGACCTCCTTTCGGATGAACGAGAGACCAACCGAGGTACCCCTGACGAGAAGTTCGTACAGGGTACCGCTCTCGGGGAGCTTCTCGTAGGGATCCTTGTCTGATTTCTTCTTATTCGATTCCTCTTTCTTTGAGAATGCTGCGGCAGGGCGCTGCTTGTCGCCTCTCCACATGCTATTCTTCTTGGGCTTCCCAGTGGCTGCGTTGATGTTGGAGTTCTTCGAATCGGCAATCGCTTTGGTCGTCATGGCTGTATATCCTCTTGGTTTAGTCAAGGTGTTCTACATCAGGGAAGGTATCACATCCTGAGTATGGATCGAAGTTGGTCTCGTCCACGTCAGGTTCCTCAGGGTATAGTCCTGAGGGAGTGTCCAGCATGTCTCGTCCAGTCGTCGGTAGATCGTCTGGATCCCAGTCTTCTTGCTCTCTCCCTAAGGGAGCTTCCGGGTCAATCATCGAAGTGGGTTTCACGGAAATTCTCCTTGCGTTTGTCATCTTGCTTGAGCGCCCATCCGATGTACACTGCTTCGGGGACATAGAACGACGGACCTCCTGCGTTGTTAGTCGCGAAGAAGATCTGGATGAGGCTTCCTATGCGGGATACCAAGTCGGGAGTGTCACAGCCTACCATCTGGATGGCTGCATCGATCTCTCCTTCGGTATCGAGGAAGAACGCATCACCACCGAGGAGTCGTCCGAGAGATTCATGGTAGGGATTGATCTCTTCAGAGTTGCAATAATCAATGACGATTTGCAGCAGATGGTTGCTAACCATCGGGTTGACTTCACGGACTTCTTTGAGTGTGGAGCACTGTTTCATTTGGTTTCCTCTTGGACTTGGGTGATGGTACGACCGACGAGGGTCGCGCGTGGTACATCGATGTTGAACTGAAACTCAGCGATCTCACTGGCGAGACGCATGCTGGTTGTCTCTATAGTGAGTGATCGCGTGAAGATGATCGGGATGATCCCGTACTTGTAACGCTCTTCGACCTCGAATGTGAGCTTACTCATGTGGCATCCTCCGCATTTCCTCGTGGTAGGCTTTGATCCATTCCATCAGATCGAGAGCACTAATGTAGAGATCCATCTTGAAGCTGGCATCATGCGACCACTTCGCTTCAGCGAGTGATGCACCAGTGGCCTCTCGGAAGAGCCTGATCGCTATGATCTTGTCGATGTTGCATGCGTGGATGTCATAGCGAGAGGTCGTCTCGGAGCACGGTAGTGGCTCCTTCGGGAATGTGAACCTGCGCTCTGGTAGAGGCAGCTCATCACGATGACTGATCGAGTCATCGAGCTTCTTCTTCAGGAGTTGTCCGAGTGTGAGTGTTCCAGTTTCCATCTTCTATCCTCTTGGTAGTTGAGAGTGATGGTTAGTTATAGTCCAACCATCGAATGACTAGTCAATTACTTGACCGTGTAGAACCAGACGTTCGGCGAGAACCCACCGGCAGCGACGAACTGCACCGGCTTCTTCTCGGTACCGAGCTTCTTCAGACGACGCATCAGAGCACGAGCGTCATCGATGGACGGCAGACGATCAATCTTGCACTTGCGCGTGTGACCGTCAGCACCCATCACTCGGATCTCCCGCAGCGCCTCGACGTAGACCAGCGACACCATCAGCGTGGGTTGGCTGACCTGATCCGCAACCTGCTTGCGAACACGGAATGCCGACTGGTACGGCTCAGCGGCAGGGATCGTCGCAGCAGCGGTGTTGGCACCGATGAACGAGAACGTGACGTCGTTGGTCGTGGACTTGCGAACAGCGGCTTTCTTCGTGGCCATAATGATCTCCTAGAGTTATGGCTTTCTGTTGATCCCCAACAGCAGGGTCAGAGCAAGGCGCTCTTGGATGGACCTATGATAGCCCATCCAGCAGTGCCTTACAACACTACGACATCGAACGTGTACTCAGGATCGGCCATACGGAGGTAAGCCTCCATAGCGGGACGATTGATGAAGACACGACGAACACCATTGATGATGGCAGTGATCATGATTACTCCTCTGTGAAGTTGCTGTTGAACCCATACCACACCGGGATGCGAGTGGACTTGAAGTCCTCCAAGCACATGCTCGTGATGAAGTTGATCATCTTCTCACGGTCCTCGAAGTACATCGTATCATTCGAGTAGTCGTTCGAAGGATTGATGTACTGCAGAACGTAGATGTAATCCACGTCCTTGAACTCGTCGCCGAGCAGCATGATGTACTGGATCTCCATGTTGTCCTTCGGCTTGAGGTACGACACAGCGTTGTTGGCCGCATCCATGGCGTTGATGTAGCCCGACTGCGGGATCGAGTTGATGAACAACAGATGCAGGTACAGCGTGAACACATCGCCCATTGTATTCTCCTTTGAGTAATGGGTTGGTGGGATAGAGCAAGGCGCTCTTGGTAGGGACGACCCTACCAGCAGAGCCTTACAGGTCGAAGCAGGCCAGGACCGTGACAGCCGAGCAGTAACCACGGCTACCGAGGTCGAGGTTGTTGAAGTTGACGTCCTCACCCTCGCGAACCGGGGCCAGCAGAGCGGTGCAGAACACAGCCCAAGCCTGATCCGACAGGACCGAGGACAGCGAGACGAACATCTCACCCGAGCCGTACGAGCAGAACGACACAGCGAGACCGTCAACAGAGGCACGGTCCAACAACGAGAGACCGTCACGCAGGAACGGGGAGAAGGACGAGACAGACAGGGAGCGAGCAACAGCGGACATGGCGAGCCTCCAAGGGAAGGGAAGGAAACAACGAGGAAAAACAAGGGGGTCCACAAAACAGAAGACCCCTAAACCCAAACACCTTGATTCTTTTTCTCAGACACACAGAGACACCCACAGAAATTCTAGGGGAACCTCCTCGAAAAAGAATCCTCCAAGTACACTGCCGGATCCTATTAGGACACATTTTCTAGGACAATCAACTCACTATGGCCAGTAAATACACACCGACAGGACGTCCTCCCGGTAGACCCAAGAAGGAGGTTGCTGTAGCGCTAGCCGCTGCTCGCAAGAAAGCAGAAGAGGGTACCTCTAATGCGCAGAAACTTGCCATCCTCCGTGAGATTAAACGTAGGGAGCGTCTTGCAGAATACAAGGATGACTTCGAGAAATTTGCCATAGAGCAAGTTAAGATTCTCCCGAAGGATCCTACCGATGGATTCATCCCTTTTCAATTCAACTCTGCTCAGAGGATCATCAACGATAAGATCGAAGAACAGAGGAAGAAGACTGGAAAGGTCCGGGCTATTATCCTCAAGGCCCGACAAATGGGTATCAGTACCTACTCGACATCCCGAGTGTACTGGAAGAGCTACTTCAACCCATTCAATAAATCTGTTGTTATGGCCCACGACAGCGCCACTTCAGATGCGCTATTCAACATGAGCCGTAACATCATTGACTATATGTCGGAAGAGTTCCGACCAGTACTGAAGAAGTCGAATGCTAAAGAGATTCACTTTGAGCATAACGACTCAGGCTACCGACTATACACAGCCGGATCCCCTGAAGCTGGTCGTGGAACGACTCCCACTATCGCACACTTGTCAGAGGTTGCTTTCTGGACCCATGACGAGAAAATCCTTGCAGGACTATTTCAAGGTATCTCTCAAGCAGAGGGTACCGAGGTAATTCTTGAAAGTACTGCAAACGGGGTTGGTAACTCTTTCCACAAGCTCTGGCTTGGAGCTGTTGCAGGAGAGAACGAGTATATCCCGATCTTCGTTCCGTGGTTCCTTATGGAAGAGTACAGGCGTACCACTCCTGAGAACTTTAAGCCCACGGAAGACGAAGAGAGACTGAAGAAGGCGTATGGTCTAGATGACGAACAGATCTATTGGAGACGTCTGAAGATTTCTGAGAGTGGTCTTGCGAAATTCAAGCAAGAGTACCCTGCCTCGGCGGAGGAAGCCTTCATCGTGTCAGGCTCCAGCGTATTCGATCTGGAGAAGGTTAATGCCTTGGTTCCCCAACCGATCATATCTATTAGGGAGTTCGATCACATATCAAGGATGTTCGAACAAAAGGATCAAGGGTCTCTTGAGATATACCGGCACTTCACCCATGAAGAGCCCTTTGTTATCGGGGCAGACACTTCTTTGGGAGTCGGTAGGGATTACTCCACAGCAGTAGTTATGAATGCCAACCGACAAGTTGCGGCAGTCTATAGAAACAATAGAATTGATCCTTCGAAGTTTGGAGATCTTCTATTCTATCTAGGACGGTACTTCAACAACGCACTTCTGGCGGTAGAGAACAACTCGATGGGTATTGCTACCCTGAACCGGCTTGTTCAGATGGAGTATCAGAATCTCTACTATCAAACGAAGATAGCTAACGTATCGAAGGAAGAAGGTACCCGAGTAGGTTGGAGGACGACCTCTGCCAGTAAGCCTGCCATCATTGGCTTCTTGAAGAATGCCATTGAGAACGGTGACATTTGGATTCCTTCCAGGACGATCATCCATGAGTTGTCTACGTACATCACTGACGACAATGGATCAATGTCTGCTGCTCCGGGGTACTATGATGATACGGTCATTGCAACGGCTATTGCGTTAGAAGTGATCAGGACTCATAGGGATAAATTGACAACGAATCGAATTACGTTCAAACAACGTATTGGAGAGACCCAACCGGAAACGGTATGGCTCTAGAACAATAATGAGGAAAGGATAATTCAGGTCATGGGCACACCCTTTATTAACAACAAGAGCGAGAATACTGCTCTTCGTTCCCTGCTCAAAGTCCCGGAAAGTCAGAACCGAGTGATCGGGAAAGACCCGACTAAGGGCCAAAAACCAGTTCGCGAAGTTAATCTGCCTGTCCGGGGTACACAACCCAAATAATAGACAAGGCGGGAATATGACGAAGTTCACGAGAGCATTATGGCACAGAGAACTGCGATGTAAGAGTAACTACACCATCGTATTCTTCTGCGCGATGTCAATCCTGTTGATCATTGCACAGATGCTCAAGCATTACTTCTTCTAAATGGATACGAAGGATCAAAGAATTCCTAGATGTGTCCGAATCCGTTTTTCAATCGAGGTTTGCACGGATGGAATAAAGCAAACCTGAACTAATTCTCATATGTTGAGTGACTGACTGTTCCAAGGACGAGGTTCCAAGGAAGACTTATAAAGGAATGAAATGAGTGAAGATGCTGACAACAAAGACGAAGACAAGGTGAAGCTGGACTTCACGCCTGTTGCCGTCGATGATAACAGGCTTCTCAAACTCGTAGAGATGGGTCTTATGGATGCGTCCGGCGACTGGATTGCCGGTACCTCCCTCTCTGCGGAGCGCGAGAAAGCAACACTGGAGTATGGTATGCTCCCGCAAGGCCATCTGCAGCCGCAAGGTGTCTCGCAGATTGTGTCTTCGGATACGGTTGAGGCTGTTGAGGGTTACACTTCGATTCTCTCTGAGCTGTTGTTCAACAACAATAAGCTCGCGAAGTTTAAACCCTGTGGTAAGCAACCGAAGGACTACCATGATGTGAAGGTCTCATCTGACCTCGTTAACTACATCATCTTCCGGCAGAATCCCGGCTGGCAGTTGCTCAACACATGGCTTAAGAGTGGCCTGATGTATAAGAATTCCATCATCCGATGGGATTACGTACATGACCATGAGTACGGTTTTGAAGAGTATGACGAGATCGACCAAAATGCGCTGGACCTCAAGCTGTCGGATCCCAACTATGAAGTAGTGGGTGAGCTGACCTATGAACCGCAAATGAGGGAGATCGATGGTGAGCAGGTCTATATCAATATCTACAAAGAAGTCCGACTCAGAGTCAAGAAAACAAAGAATCGAGTCAAGATTGAGACCGTCCCCACGGAGAACTTCCGAGTCAGCCGTGATGCGACGTCCATCGACAATGCCACCTTCATCGGTATCTCCACGGAGATGACCCGTAGTGAAGTTCGTCAGCGATGGCCCGATAAGTGTGAGGGATTGGACTGGGGTAATATGGCCCGTCTCAGGCCGGGTATTATCAACTCGGAGAAATCCACACGTAAAGTCCTCGCGTCAGTAGAGGCTCACGTACTGGGTCGTGGTGACAGTGTTCAGACAGAGACTAATACTCCTGTGGAAGTGTTGGAGTGCTGGATCCGGGTTGACCGGGATGGTGACGGTATCTCTGAGCTGAAGAAACTGATCTACGTCGGGAAGAACTTGATCTCCGAAGAGGATTGTGAGTTCGCCCAGATTGCATGCTTTGTCCCGTTTGAAATCCCCTACGAGTTCATTGGACTATCCGCCGCAGACATGGTAAGGCCCACAACGTTGGCCTCTACTGCCATTATGCGCGGTTTCATCGAAAACGTCTACATGACTAACTATTCGCCGAAGCTGGCGGATCCTAACGTAGTGGACTTCTCTGCGCTGCAGAACATGAAACCCAAGCAGTTGATTCCCACTAACGGGAATCCGAACGGCGCTGTCGCGCCTTTGACCCCTGATACTATCAGTCAGGGTACTGTTCCGCTGATGGAGTTCCTGCAGACACACAAAGAGCAGGCAACTGGTCTGAGTAAGGCAGCTCAAGGACTTAATGACGTACTGTACGTTTCCGGTAACTCGGAAGGTAAAGTCAGTATGGTTCAGAGCGCAGCTCAAGTCCGTATCCAGTACATGGCCCGTCGTCTTGTCGAGACTGGTATTCGTAGACTCGTTGAAGGTGTCTACCACTGCTTCCGTAACCATATCATCGGTGAAGACGAGATCGAGTACGAGGATTCGAAAGGCTACCTGCAGACAGTCCGTGTTGAGGATCTTCCCAACCGGATGGTCATGGACATCGATGCAGACGTCGGTGACATGGGTAACACTGGTGTCCTCCGTAAGATGGAAGTCCTCGGTAAGCAGATCATTCCTGCGCTTCAGGACTCGGGTGCCGGTGCTGCAATCAAACCCGAAGCTGCTCTGAAGATTGCTGTGCAGACAATGCAGGCTCTGGATCTTGATCCTCTGGAATTCATGGAGGACTATACTGATCCGGCTTTCATTGAGAAGGTTGCACAGAGTCGTAAGAATGAAGAGGAAGCTGCTCGTAAGGCGAAAGAACTAGAAGAGACTATCAAGCTCCTCGACCAAGAGCAACGTAAGGCTACGATTGCCCTGACAAACATTCAGAGTAAGAATGCCATGCAGGACAACATTCGTCAGCTTGTCGTTGCTATGGATAAGCACTACCAAGACTGGGCTGAGCTCCAGATCAAGGCTGCTAAAGAGGGTGTCGTGCTGGATACCGCCAAGATGGGTGTCCCGAAGATTGAGCAGATGTGGATGCTGGCCTCGGCTATCATTAAGCAAGATCAGGGTGAACCTCTGGCGAATCCTGAGATTAAGGCTGATCCGAATGCTGTCCCTGCGGCCCTGCCTGCAGCCAGCAACGGTGCTCCGCCGCAGTAACTTTAGTGAAATCAAAGAGCTGGCTCCTAATAGGAATCTAGTATTCCAAGGAGCCAGTCTCCTATAGTGCTTCCGGCAATGTTCCAAGGCTGGCGACAGCGCCTCCAAAGCGCCGTGTGTGGGGTTCGATTCCCTAGCTGGATGCCAAATCAAAGCGCAAGAGGCGCAAACTTAAGGACACACTAGAGACAATGAAAAAATATGTAAAAGGGTTTGAGCAAAAGATCAAGCCCAAGGTGGATGCAGTCACAGGACAAACTATTGTTGAACCCTTCCGGGATGCTCAACAGGCTCTAGTCCGGGCGCAGTTCACCAGTAGGGAACGTGAAACCTTCTTCGACGATGCCTTTCAGGACATCATGGTCCAGATCTTCGAGAAGTGGGTTCTAAGCGAGCCACACGCGGTAAAGGAACGAGAGTATCTTTACCATGTCTGTATGGGTCTAGGCTCTGTTAAAGAGATGCTTGCCCGTTATGAGATGTTCGGTAAGAATGCCGAGCGTCATCTCGCACAACAAAAGAAAGAGCAAGAAGGCTCTGACGAAGAAGAAGGAACACCCTAATGATTGATGCAAAAGATTTGGCACTGGCGAAAGCAACTCTGGAGAAATCCAAGGAAGAGGTCATCCGTGAGATGGCCCGATGCGGTTCTGCCGGTGGTGTTGGGCGCGTTTCTGCGTATGCTCCTCAGCTTGTGGCGATCGAGACGTCGATTCAAATTGTCGATGATCTCTTGAATGCCGAAGCTCCTGAAGGAACTCCTGTCGCTGAAATGACTGATGCTCAACTTCGTGCTGCAAATGCACGGGCTGCTAAAGCGGCCAAACAATAAGGATTAACACATGCTACCTCACCTCTCTACTTCGACGCCCGCCAGCGAAATTAGCTCTGCTGACTTTGCTGCGATGGAAGCTCGAAATGACATGGTTGGAAATAGTGACGAGTCAAGTGTCCCCAGTATGGCCGACATTCTTCGCAACTCTCCTGCCCGAGAACTCCTCGGACTGAAGGACGAAGAATCTCAACCCACTAATACTGAGACGCCTGCTCCGGAAAAGTCGGATGAAGAAGTTGATGTCCCAAGCGAGACATCCGATGACGCCGAAACTGCCTCAGATGATAAAGAAGAATCGACTGCTACTGAAGAAGAAAAGACTGATGAGGATGACCAAGAGTCTACCCAACAAGCGGACTTGCCGACTGAAGAGCAAATCGATTGGGAGTACAAGATCCCTGTCAAAATTGACGGGAAGGTTGAGTACAAGACCCTCGAAGAAGTCCGTAAGGGCTTCGCGACTGACCAGCATCTGTCTCAGAAGGGACGAGAAATTGGTGAAGCAAGGAAACAATTAGAGGCTGAAGGGAAGAAACGTCTGGACGAGATCGTTCAACTCGGCACTGTGCTGCACGAGGAACTGACTCAAGTCGAGACTCAACTGGCCCAAGAGTACAATAAGGTCGAAGCGGAACTGAAAGCCGCTAAAGAGTCCGGTGATACTTACACCGCTCGCGATCTTAAAGAAAAGAGGGATGACATCAAAGAACGGTACTGGGCTGCGCGTAACAAGCGTGAAGCCGGTGCTCGTGCTGTAGTCGAAAAGATCCAAGCGCGGCAAGCGGAAGAAACGCAGCGATTGCTCGAACATTTCCAGCAGGAAATTCCGAAGTTGATTCCTAACTTCGATGAGAAGACTGCTAAGAGTATCCGAGAGTTTGCCATCAAAGAAGGGATCTCGGGTGAACTGCTTGAGCAGATCTATGATCCGGTGGTTGTTAAGTTCATTAACGACTATCGTCTTCTGAAGACTGCCAAGGAGACTGGTGCCGCTAAACGAAAGACTGCTCCGATTGTAAAGAGCGTTCCTTCGAAGAAAGGGCCGACCCAAGCTGCTGTGACTAAGCGTAATGATGCCAACCTTCGCTCGAAAGTGTTGTCTGGTCAGGGAACGTCCCAAGACCAAACAGCCTTCCTAGCCTCTATTTCCTCGATTCGCCATAAACTGTAAACTCCTCACTGTTTTAAAGGATACATAATATGGCTGGTAATACATTTACGGCTGGTGGCCCGAAAGCTGCCGCTCGCTCGGCCTCTGCGTCGGGTAATGCTGGTAACGTTGGTGAGCGCGAAGACCTTGCCAACTTCATCTCGATGATTTCGCGGGACGAGACTCCGTTCCTGTCGAGCATCGGTCGGACGAAAGCTACGGCGATCTTCCACGAATGGCAAACCGACGAGCTCTCGACGCCGACTGACGGTGCCGTGGCTGACGGTGTGTCGTACGCGACTCAAGCGGCTGCTCAAGCTGCCGAGCCGTACCGGACGCGTCTGGGCAACTACTGCCAGATCAACTCCAAGACTGTTACCGTTACTGGTACGAAACGCGCGGTCGATCAGGCTGGCGTTGCGGACGAGTATGCGTATCAGCTGAAGAAGCGTGGTATCGAGATGAAACGGGACCAAGAGTTTGGTCTGGTTCATTCGTGGCAGTCGAGCAACGGTTCGGGTACCCGTAAGTTTGGTGGGTATCAGGCTTGGATCAACTACAACATCAAGAACGTCCTTGGTGCGCCTGCTGATTACACGGCCCCGACGAACCAAGGTGCCGGTATCGCTGGTACGTTCGCTGCGGTTGTGGCGGGTGACAAGACGTCTCTGGCGCTGTCGCACGTTGACGAGCTGATGCAGACGATTTATGAGCAGGGCGGTAAGGCTACCAAGCTGATGCTGTCTCCGGCGAATCGTCGGGTGTTCTCGGCCAAGGCGCAAGCTGCTGGTTCGAGCACTGGTTCGGCTGGTGATGGTAACGTCCGTCGTAACATCGACACGGATGGTAAGCTCCGTCAATCCGTCGAGATCTATCAGTCGGACTTCGGCGATATCATGGTTGTGCCGAACTACGTCATGGGTCTTACGGCCTCGCTGTCGGGTGTGGACGGTAACGGTGCTGCGAACTTCAGCGCGTTCCTGTACGATCCCCAGTGGTTTACGTGGGCGACTCTCCGTCCGATGCAAGAAGTTGACCTGGGCCAACTGGGTGACTCGATCATCGGTCAGATCGTCGAAGAGGGTACTCTTGAGTGCAAGAACCCGAAAGGCTGCGGCCTGATCTTCGGTCTGTCGGGCGCGTAATATTGCCTGAGAAAGGGAGGGGAGAAATCCCTTCCCTTTTAATTTCACTTAAGGAATACACATGCACCTGCGAAAGACTACTTCTGCCGGTGTCGTTACCCTGATCCAAGATTCTTCGAGCGTCATCTCTCTGGATGCCAATAAGCGAATCACTAACGTTGAGTATGGCAGTACGCCTACAACGGTAGCTGTGTCGGCTTATACTCCGGCTACTCCGAATGACCTGTGGGAATATGGCAAGCTGAACGACAACGGATTCTTCAACGTGATCTACACGAACCGATAAGAGGACGCTATGGCTTACACATTCAATGCGGATGTTAATACGCCGGAACAGATCGCTATGTCATTGAACAACGTGGTGGAAGCTGCTGTTGCTTACATTGCTGTGGTCGATGCTACTGGTGACGCTACCGCGACAAGAGCGGCCCTCGTTGCAGCGATCAATGCTGCTGTCAGCCCGAACGTAACCTAAGATGCAGATTCAGGGACTACGCCGGACGAGTGACCAAGGCGCTACGTTCATCTTCAAACCCAGTGATTACGTCGCTGCTATCAAGACGAATGCTCAAGGCCGGATTACGGCAGTGAAGTACATCTCTGACTTTACGGGGTCGGGCGATATCACTGTTGATCCTGTCGCTCAGTACATTCCGGGAACGAATGATTTGTACGAATGGGGATACTACACTGAGAGTGGTATCTTCTCTGCAACCCTCTCTAATAGGTAAACAAGATGAAAGTAACAATCAAAGCACGTAACGCCGACGAAGCTGTCAGCGACCTCTACAAGGTTGTCAATGCGTATTACAAGCAACCGGATAGTCTGGCTGCTGTGATCGTGGCGATTGCCGATGTCGAGATGGACAATCCGCTGGTGGATCCTCCGGTTGTGGTCGTTGAGGCTCCTGCCGTGGTGGAAGCCCCGGTTGTGTTTGTTGAAACACCTGACGCACCTGTGGAAGCTCCCGTCGCTTAATGCGGCAGTGTCGGACACATTTAGGAGCACAATTCTATGAGTAATCAATTCAAGTCTCAGGATGACAATCCTGATTCCTTTGTAGTAAAGTTGGACAAGCATGATGCTAACTTCCGTGTGGAGCAAGATGTCTCTGCGTACATCGAGTATGCGGCGAGATCGAGGGAGAATGTAGCTGCGCAGACGCGTAGTACCTCCTATAAGCCCGTCTGCTTGATCCCGGATATCACTGCGATCGACATCCTTACCAAGTACGGTATCGACGTTCATTCTCCTGAGTTCATGCATGATGCTGAACAAAAGAGGAAGCTGTTACAGATCATCCGGACCGACTACCCGAAACTACTGATGTCTAACATTCGGAGATTCTAATTATGGCAACTCCTCGATTTGATGCTATTAAAGCGAAGGTGCGAGACTGGAGTGCTCGTTATCAGACCGCTCTCGTTCCCGATAGTATTATCGAGGACTGTCTGCAGTATGGCTGTGACGATATCTACCGTACCCTTCGCATCCCTCAGCTTGAGATTACTCTCCGGTTCACCTGTGCTGCCGAGCACAACCTGAACGAGAAGTACACTGAGTTCACTGTCCCGGAAGACCTGATCGAGTTCATCTATCTGGCCCGTAAGGATCAGAACAAAGAGCAGCTCGTTACGATGTACAACCAAGTCAACGATGTCAGGACTTTCCTTGACCCACAAGCGGAACAGTACAACAAGTACCGCTACGTGTGGAAGGACATGAGCTTCCTGATTCATCCGAAGCTTGAGATTGGCGAGCAAGTTGAGCTCCACTACTACCGTCGTCTTGGCAAGCTTGACGCTATGTACAGTGTTGTACCTGAGAACTACGATGGTAACTACGCTGATGCAGCCCAACCCTTGCTTGATCTTGCTGTAGCTCCTGCCGGTGAAACACTGTGGCAAGCCGGGACATCGCCTAATAAAGCCGCCTTCTTGACTTATGCGGAGGCTGTTGACTGGGCTGCTATCTACGGTGGGACACCCACTGCTGTGAACTACACTGGTAAGGAAGCCTGGAACTGGTTGAGAGATGCTAACGAGAAGATTGTCATCTATGCAGCTCTGAAGCATGTCGGCCTCTACCTTCGTGACGAAGTCATGGAGAAGAAGTACGAGGAAGAAACCAACAAGATCATCGAGCTCAATAACCGTGAAGACAAATATCGTCGTGCTAAAGGCGGTAACGTCCAAGTGAACGTGAATACTGGTGGGATGATCTAAGATGGCGAACAATATCTACCCAAAGTATAAGCAGGCATGCCAAGGTGGTGGTGTAAACACCGACCTTGATGCCGGTACCGTCAAGATCGCTTTGTTGAACCTGTCAGTGTACACCTATAGTGACACACATGAGTTCTTCAGCGATCTCTCGGGCGTTGTGGGTACACCTGCGCTGCTTGCAAACACGACAGTAGTCAATGGTGTTCTTGATGGCGATGACGTCCAATGGAACTTCCTGACTGGGCCTACTGTTGGTGCTATTGCGATCTTCATTGATACAAGTGTCCCGACCACGTCTAGGTTGTACTGCTATATCGACACAGGGATTGGTGGTTTCCCATTCACACCTAATGGTACGAACCTTAAGCTCAAGTGGAACCCGCTAGGTATCGTGAAACTATAAAGGAACAGTATGGCAACAGGACAGCAACCAAAGAAAGGAGCCACGACAGGGACTAAGGACGGCTCCTTTGAGCCTACTGTCAATGGTAAACTGGCAACAGACCCTTTAATCCGATACAGCCTTAAACCGATCGACAAGAAAGATGCGAAAGGTAGTTTCAGACAGGGTGACTCAAAGAATCCATCGATCCGCGAGTATGACTACACACCGTATGGAGCTCACTATGAGCTCAATGCCGACTTTCCTAAAATCTTCATACCGGGTACCACTGATCTAGACACAGTTGCTAGATTCGACAATCAGCAAGTCTGGTACAGTAACGAAGATGGACCGTCTATCGAGACTTTCTCGTCGATAGAGAGTGTTCCGTATCCGTTATACTGGGAGGAGTCTGTTGGTGTCGATGGCGTCTTCAGTTCTGGTAGACAGTATGTTGGCCTGTTCTCCTATAGTGAGAGTGTCAACATTGGCGGTGCTCTTGTCAGTGGCTCTATCCAAACCCTACTCAAGACGTACACAATGCAGACCGAGGGTATCAACGTTGATGGAGCACTTGTCAGCGGCGCCATCCAAACCCTACTTAAGACGTACACAATGCAGACTGAAGGTGTCAATATTGATGGCGCATTCTTAAGTGGATCACTTGCTACCGTACTAATCATTTACCCCAACTGGCCGTCTGAGACTCTTAATATCAGCGGAACATTTGTAGGAGGCTCTCTTGTCTAACATTATTCTAAGCAGCAATCTGGGCCTCTCTGGTAAGTATAGGCTCGAAGTTCGTGATGCACGGACAAAGAACATTGTCAGGGAAACTGACTGGTTCGACAATATCATTACAAATTTAGGTTTGAATGATGTCCACGGTTTTGCTACTCAAAGTATGGGTGGTATAGCAATTGGAACTGGTACTACCACACCCGCAGCTACA